TTTAGCAATAGCATTTTTAATTTTTAAAAAATACTTTTCATAATCTTCTATTTTATCATATTTTTGGCTATTTTGTTTTTTTATATATTCACTATTGTATATAACTTGTTTTCTATTTTTGCTATCATAACCATATGCTAATATTTTTTTATTATTAACGATTGTTACATTTTGATAAGCAGGGGGTATTTTCATATTTTTAATTTTTTCTAATAATTTTACATCAGTAATTTCATCATCATTTTTATAATATTTAAATCCAATAGTATAAGAGCCAATGCGTTTTATTTTCATTTGTTTTAACTATTATAAATAAAATATAATTATGATGTTATAAAATGATATAAACATATAATAATATATGTAATCATAAATAGAATATATAATGGCACAACCAAAAAAAGCAGCTCCTACTACTCCTGTACCACCAGTACAAACGCAACAACCCGTTTCTCAGCCATCTCTAACAGAAGCAAAACAACAAGTTAAAAAAAATGTTTCTGCTAAGGTAACTACTGATAAACCAGTTGTACTAAAAGATGCTAAACTACCTAAAAGTGTTGCTGTAGTCCCCGATAATGTTGAACAAGAGAATGTTCCTGCTAATACCGAAGAAGCACCCAAGGATAATCTTGTAAGCACTATTATCGAGAAAGTAAACACTCTTTTTGTAAGTTTCAAGGAAGTTCAAGCTCTACTAAAAGTTTTAAGCAAAGAATATGATAAGCAACAAAAAATTATCGAAAAAGCACAAAAGAAACGTCAAAATGCTAAAAATTCACCATCTGGTTTTGCTAAACCCAACAAGATTTCCGATGAATTGTGTGATTTTATCGGCGTTCCCCATGGAACTGAAAAATCACGCACCGATATTACCCGCTTTATCAATACTTATGTGAAAGAACACAATCTCAATAAACCAGAAAATAAACGATTTATTCTTCCCGATGATAAACTTAAAAAAATTCTAAATGTCGGCGATAAAGAAGATATTAATTATTTCATTCTACAAAAATTAATTTCTCATCATTTCCCGCCTTCCGCCAGCAAACAAGCTCAAGCCGCAGCTGCTTAAAAATTAAATTTTAATTAATTTTTTTATTTTTTTATATATTTATATAAAAATTGATATAAATACATAACTATTATATAATAATAATATGGATTATTGCGATAACGTTAATACTCATGCTGTTTCGGATTCTTTAACTAACATAACATTAACTAATAATGGAGGTGTATCACTAAAGACAACAAATAATGTTATTGTAGATTATTTTATGTTATTTATGAGAGACTTAGATATCGATACAAGTTACGATTATTTGGAGAAATGCTGGAAAGAAGACCCTAAAAAAACTATAGCCATTATCTTTAATGGTCGTGATAGGGATAAGGGTAAAAAAGAAAAAAGAGTTTCAAATGATGCTATGTTGTGGTTAAGAAAAAATAAATTTAGTACATATGCTTTTAATATTAGAAAATATGTTGAAAAATATGGGTGTTGGAAAGACCTTAATTATATTGCATATAAGTTAAAGAGTAAGGATCATAATTACGAACTGAGATTATTTGCTGATAAATTAATGGAAGATAAAATAAATTTGGAGAATAATAAAAGTGTTTCTCTTTGTGCAAAATGGGCTTCGAGTGAAAATGATAAGTATGATAAAAAAAGACAATATGCTAAGAAAATTGCTTCGATACTTTATGGAAGTAAGGATATACATAAAATGGAGAAGTACAGAACTGAATACTTGGTACCTTTGAGAAAACAAATTGATATAGTTGAAGCAAAATTGTGTGCCGAAATGTGGGGCGATATTGATTATGAAAAGGTTCCTTCTGTTGCTTCTAATAAATTAAAAAATACATTTCTTAAACATGATGAACAGAGATATAAAAAATATCTTGAAGATGTAAGAAATAATAAGAAAAAAATTAATGTTAAAGGAATTCTTCCACACGAGTTAGTTGCTAATTATATTAAAGATTCTAATGGCGATATTGTAAACTTTGATAATATTGTAGAATGTGAAACTACAGAACTTCAATGGAGAACAATAGTAGAAAATGTTAAGAAGTCGGGAAATTTAAATAATTCTATCTCTATTGTGGATCTTTCTGGGTCTATGTTTAATGCAGCAAATGGAAGCATTCCGGCACAAGTAGCCATTGCTTTAGGTATCATTACAGCTGTATGTTGTCAGGGACAATTTAATAATAAATTAATTACATTTAGTGAAGAACCTGAAATAATTAAATTATCCGATGTAGAAAATGATATTCCTAAGCTTTTAGATAGTATTAAAATTATCTTAAAAACAAATTATGGATTTAGTACGGATTTTATCAAATGTAATCAATTGATTATTAATTATGCTAATCTGTTTAATGTACCTAAAGAAAATATGCCTAAGAAAATGTTTGTATTTACTGATATGCAGTTTAATAATGCTTCTAATAATTCTCGCAATTTAGAAACAGTATATAAAACTATAATTAAGAAATATAATGACAAAAATTACGATGCGCCTAAGTTTATATTTTGGAATCTTAATTCAGATAGCCGTGAAGTCTTTCCTGTAAATTGTGATACAGAAGGAACCGCAATTATTTCCGGATTTTCAGAACAACTTCTAAAAATATTCATGCTTTACGATGATTTTAAGCCTGAAATAGTAATAAATGAAATTTTAGAACCATATATGAAAGAGGTAATTCTTGGAGACGATTAATATATTATTAATAAACGCCTGAAAATGGCAATAATTTATATATTATATATTATTTTTCTATTTTTTTCATTTTATTATACAAATATTATATAAAAAATGATTACTTTCTATTAGAATGTTATTTACAAAGCCGTATAAAGCCTAACATACTATTATGAACTTTACTGATAAGGATTACATTGCAAATATTGCTAAGTATTTGCAAGGCTATTGTGAACTCAAAAAGTTGAGTGAGATAAATAAGTCGTCTAATATATTTGTTAAAAATGAGACAAATTTCAAAAGTATAGTGAGAGAAAAGAGAAACAAGTATAATTGTGATATGTTAAAATATTATTTAATTAAAAAAATTAGTTATGAGATTAATAATGATTATAAGAAAATACTAAATAAGATTAAGAAAAGTTTTAAAAACTACAAAAGTCTTACAAATAAAGAAAGTTTGTATATGAGATATAAAATAAATGCGTATAAATATACCAATTCAATGAATAAAAGGTGCTTGCCTTATTTAGAAGATATTATTTCATATTATTTTAATGAAAGAAATAAAAATAATTGGTCAAATAAAGATATCCATAAGACATCAATACAAATATCAAAAATTTTATATAATATAATATTATCTATTGATAATAATTATAAATTGAAAAATGAAAATATTCTATTATGGATATCAACAAATAGAATATTTAATTAGAATAAGCGAGGCCTCCCATACCGGATAATATTCTAAGAACGTTGTAATTTACAGCATATATGTGTATAGAACCTTCGATTTTGGAAGATAATGATAGAACAGCAGTATCTATACGAGACATATTTAAAGTTCCACTTGGTTGATGTTCTTCGGGTTTAATAGCAAAGGAATAAACGTTTATACCTTTGTGGTAATCATCGGGGGTATTTTCGTGATGTTGATAAGGTTGTACTAAAGAGAAATAATCTCCTTTTCTTTGCGAGAAGCGATCATTGCCGTTAAGCATTATTTTAGCTTGCATAACAGGATTTTCTGAAGCAATATAATCATTAGGTGATGCTGTAGCATCATTCAAATCCAATGGTTTTGCTGTTGAAAAGTTATTCCAATAAACATCAGTGTCAGTTTTTTTAATAGCCCATACAAGTTCTTTACAAGGGTGATTGAAATTCATACGCATACTTTTCATACCATCTTCATTAGCAGAAGCAGTTATATTGTCGGTTCCGGTAAATTGAAGTTGTTCTATTAAATATTCATGAGATAATTGAGCAAATCTTCTGCGTTCATCAGTATCTAAGAATATATAATCAACCCATAATTTTGGAGCGTCGAGAACTATATTAGGACCGGTATAAGTAGAATTTTTTACAGTAGCTGCTTCAAAAGTAGAATTTTTTGTTGATTTATCAATTAAATTAGATTGTGATTCATATTCTACATTAATTTTGACTTCGTGATATTGTAATGCGATTAAAGGTAAAGCGAGACCTACATTGCGGCAAAACCAGAATTCGAGAGGCACATATAATTCATATGATTTTGTTGTTGCAAGTAAAGTACAAGCATTTTCTTTGTTTCCACCAATCATTTTATAATACCCTTCGCGTTTGCCAAAAGGAAGAGATAATTCGTTCCATATATATAACCATTCGGAATAATGTTTGTCTATACGTTGGCCACCTATTTCAAGTTCAATTGTTTTTAATAATTTTTGTCCAAAATTAGGAACTAAAGCTACGCTTGCGGTTGAATTATTTTTAATTTTTCCATAGAAGTAAATACGATGTATTAAATCTCCGTTGCGAGTTAACTGAAAAGTAGCACGAGAACCAAGTGAATTGCTTCCGGTAGCTGTTTGTTCTATAGCTTCGATAGCGAAGTTAGTATGACGACGATAAACTACTTTGAAAAAGGTAATTTGAGGATTACCAGTTAAATAAACATCCTGGGCACCATAAGCAACTAATTGAAGAAGACCACCACCCATTTACGCTATATTCTTTATACTATTAGAGGAGAAAAAAAAAAGGAATATTATAGCATTTAACAACATTTATTATTTATAAATTTAGTAATGTAATAAATTATTTAATTAGAATAAGCTAAACCACCCATACCCGATAATATACGTAGTACGTTATAATTAACCGCGTATACATTGAGGTTTTTGGCAAAATTGGCAGTAGCAAAGGTAGCATCTAATTCTAAATTTAGAACAGCAGTATCTATACGCGACATGTTTAGTGTGCCACTTGGTTGATGTTCTTCGGGTTTTAAAGCGAATGAATAAACATTTATTCCGGGGTTAGATGGAATATTTTCGTGATGTTGATAGGGTTGTATTAAGTTAAAGTAAGAACCGGGTCTTGATGAAAAGCGATCATTGCCGTTTAATACAAGTTTAGCACTTTCAATAGGATTTGTAGAAGTTATAGCACTGGTTGGTTTATATAGTTCAGTCACAGCAGCGGCATAGCCGTTAACTTCAGTAGAATAGTTAACCCAATTTTTATTTTTAACATTTTGATTGGTGTCAAAATCTGAAGAGCAGAACCATACTAATTCTTTGCAAGGATGATTGAAAGATAATTTAGGTTTCATGCTTTTTCCGGTTATAGTTTCAGAACCAGTAAATTGAAGTTGTTCTATTAAATATTCATGTGATAATTGGGCAAATCTTCTGCGTTCATCAGTGTCTAAGAATATATAATCTACCCATAAATTCACAGATGATAATTCAGCAATAGCAGTATCAGATCCTTGGCATTTAATTCTATCTTCAAATAAAATATTAATTTTAACTTCGTGATATTGGAGAGCAATTAAAGGTAGTGCTAAACCAACGTTGCGGCAAAACCAGAATTCTAATGGTATATATAAATTGGCTTTGGTGAGAGCAGCAAGTGTATTATTAGCTCCTACCATAGTTTTGTAAGCTTCTTTTTTAGGATGAGGTAATGAAAGTTCATTCCATACATACATCCAGTGAGAATAGTGTTTATCTATCTTTTGACCACCTATTTCAATTTCAACATAGTTGATTAAACGAAGGCCGAAATAAGGACAAACGGTCGCCCCAGCAGCACCTGAAGTATAATCAATTATTGATAAATATACACGATGTATTAAATCACCATTTCTTGATATTTGGCAAGTTACGCGATTGCCAAAAGTAGGAGTTCCGTTAAAGGTTTGTTGAATGGCTTCAATAGCGAAGTTAGTATGACGACGATAAACTACTTTGAAAAAGGTAATTTGAGGATTACCGGTTAAATAAACATCCTGGGCACCATAAGCAACTAATTGAAGAAGACCACCACCCATTTACGCTATATTCTTTATACTATTAGAGGAGAAAAAAAAAAGGAAAATATATAACACATTTATTAAATTAGTTAGAATAAGCTAAACCACCCATTCCGGATAATATACGTAATACGTTATAGTTAACCGCGTATATATTAATACCATCGTATGTATAATTGGTTGCTGTTGAACCAGGGTCTTCAGCTTCAATCATTAAGGTGGCAGTATCAATACGAGACATGTTTAGTGTGCCACTTGGTTGATGTTCTTCGGGTTTTAACGCAAAAGAATATACGTTGATAGGGTTATTAACAGGTACATTGGTGTGATGTTGATAAGGTTGTACGTGAGTGAAATATAATCCTTCTCTAACGGCGAAACGATCATTGCCGTTTAATTGTAAAATAGCACTTTTTAAGGGATTTTTGAATTCAGCAGGATCAACTTGGAATATATAATTGCTTGTTTTACTTAGTGCGTTTTCTTCAGTAACAGCCGATGAGACAAAATTATAATCATACCATCTGTCTTTTTTGAAAGCTCCTTTGCTTTTAGCAACCCAAATTAATTCTTTACAAGGATGATTGAAGTTTAATTTAATTCTATTAGTACCTTTATTAAGAGTTTCTGAACCAGTAAATTGTAATTGCTCGATTAAATATTCGTGTGATAATTGGGCAAATCTTCTGCGTTCATCAGTATCTAAGAATATGTAGTCAACCCATAAAGATGCGTTAGTTATATTAGCTATATTATCAGGAGTAGTGCCTGATAAATAACAATTGACCTTAGATTCAAATTCTATTTTAACTTTAACTTCGTGATATTGTAGAGCTATTAAAGGTAATGATAGACCTACGTTGCGGCAAAACCAGAATTCTAATGGTATATATAGAGTACTATCTCTGGTTGATAATATATCTTTATCAGCACCTACCATAGTTTCATAAGCATATCTTTTGCCTATAGGTAAAGATAATTCATTCCATATGTATAACCAATCAGAATAATGTTTATCTATTTGTTGACCACCTATTTCAATAACAACAGATTTAATTAAACGAAGACCTAAGAAGTTGACATATGAGTCGGTAGCAGTAGTACCAGTTCTTTTTGGCACGGAAACTTGTAAATACATGCGGTTAATTAAATCGCCATTGCGTGATATTTGACAAGTTACAGTATTTCCATATCCTACATTTCCGTTAAAAGTTTGTTGAATAGCTTCCATAGCGAAGTTAGTATGACGACGATAAACTACTTTGAAAAAGGTAATTTGAGGATTACCGGTTAAATA